CCTAATGATTTGGCAACCATAGCAGTAGTTCCTGACCCCATGAATGGGTCAAGAATTATATCTCCCTTTTGACTCCCTGCTAATATGCAAGGTTCAATTAAGTCAGGTGGGAATACTGCGAAGTGACTTCCTTTATATGGTTTATTTGTTACTGACCAGACAGATCGTTTATTCTTTGTTGGATATGATTTTGTAAGTCCCGAATGTGGTTGTAATCCTGTTCCTTCGTTGTGGTATTTTCCGTTTGTTCTGTCTCTTGTTCCCCAATCTTTTGCGGGTTCTTTGATTGCTTCATTATTGTAGTGATATTTTCTATTTTTACTGAACAAAAATATGTATTCGTGTGCTTTAGTACACCTATCTTTTACGCTCTCAGGCATAGGGTTAGGTTTATGCCAGATAATATCCTGTCGTAGATACCATCCGTCTTTACGCATAGCAAAAGCAAACATCCAAGGGATTCCAATTAAATCTTTCTCTTTAAGTCCATCTAATTTGTTGCCACGTTTATTACAGTTATCAGGTAAATCTTGTTTCGTTTTAGAAACAGATTGTTTCGGATATGATTGACCTTTTCCTGGTCTATAATTATAATAACTATCTCCTAGATTAACCCACAAAGTTCCGTCATCTGTAAGTACATCACGAACCTTCTTAAATACGTTTACAAGATTATCAATATATTCTTCGGGTGTTTCTTCAAGTCCTATCTGACTATCTTGTCTAATCGCACCACACTTCGGGCAAACAGTTTTGTATATTGCATCCCCAACCCCTGCCATTTCATCGTGATTTTTATGTCCAGTAATACAATTCTTAGGATTAACTTTGGTGTCTCTCCTGTGATTACAATTAGGGTCGCCACCTACCCACGTTGCTGTACCATAATCTCTGAGTCCGTAATATGGTGGGGATGTTACGCAAGTTCTAGCACTCTGTGGTAAAAATTCACTTAGTGTCTCTTTGCAATCTCCAAATAAAATAGTGTCTTTCATCTTGTTACTGTAACTGTTGCTGCTTCGCCCCTATTGAAGATAGTATCGACTACTGCTTCAACCTTTCTGGCGGTTGTAATTCCCACTTTGGAATATACTGGTACACATATCATACCATAAATTTTGTCTTTTGCCCCTTTGCGTATCACTCTACCAATCGTCTGACTAATAGTAATGTAATCCATAGACCTCATAAACAATACTGCTTCAAGTCCATGAACATTGATACCCTCTGAGAGTATGCTGTGATGTAGAACTACAAACTTCTTGTCTGGGTCTCTACCCCACTCATTAAGTGTATCAAAGAATGTCTCTCTGTCCACCTTCTCTCCATCAACAATCGCCCCTGTCTTACTTGTAATGGTCATCCAAGAATAACCTTTCTCTGCAAGATCACTTACAAAGTCTGTAAAATAAACAAGTGATACGATTTGCTTTGTGGACTTCGCACATATCAATACTTTGTCCTTCTGAATATTATCTATCGCCTGTACCATCTGCTCACAATCACGTTCAGCAACCAACTCATTTTTATCCAAGATTCTTGACTTATAGACTTCAACCTTTGGAGGTAGTATGTATCCGTCTCTGACCAACTTTGGTGCAGGAACTTGGCAGATCACATCCCCATACACCTCACTCCAATTCATTCCTGCTTTCTGAGGAGTCAAACTATTCTTTGGAGTTGCAGTAAAAAAGAAACATCTTTTCGCATTGTATGAGAAGTGTTCAGTAGCAGGGAAAAAGTTTTTCTGTACTGAGTTATGTGCTTCATCAAAGTAGATAGTATCAACCATAATACCACTTTCTTCAATCCTGTGAAGTGAATGATAAGTTGTAAATATAATAGTTCTACTGAAGAAATTTACTAAGTTCTGCTCAACAAATCCCTGTATCTCAAGTGGATTAGTGGTGCTGAACATACCTTTGATTTTACCACTATGAACGTGCATCACATCTACATCATTGTATTTCTTATCAACGATTTCCATAAACTCTTTGCATAGTTGCTCTGCAAGTAGTATGCGTGGTGCAACGACTACAACTGTACCATAATCTTCCAACTGCTTTACAGCATCCATAATCATACAGATGGTCTTACCACCACCAGTAGGAACAATGACTTGTCCTTTGTCATTGTCTAACATTGATTTGATTGCTTGCTCTTGATGTGGTCTTAGTTGCATTAGTTTTCTTTAGATGTTTATATTATAGCACTCTTGTGAGTGGTGTATCAATGTCTTGTGACAGTTTCGGAACTGAATTACTTATTCTTTCTTTTGATATATCAATATACTTTTGTTCTCTTTCTATCAATATGTAATTACGGTTTGTCTCAATACAAGCTACTGCTGTACTACCACTACCACCAAAGCAATCAAGGACTACATCGCCCTCCTCAGTACAATGATGAATGACATTCTTGAGTAATTCAATTGGTTTAGGTGTCAAGTGTCCAAGTTTCTTTGAATCAAACTCATATTGCCATACAGAATGACAGTTCTTTTGATTAAAGAATTTAGGAACTAAGTCATTCATAGTAAAACCTAAATGTTTTGTGATAGGTTTGATAGTCTCCTCTGTTGGAAAGTTTTTACCTGTTTCTATATTACTGTACCAACCAGTAACATTACCATTTTTACTAAGTATTTCTTTACTAATATCGGATGATTTAATACCTAATTCTAACCTACGTTGTCTTAACTTTAAATGCAAATCTTTCTTTGTGTAGAATAGAATATACTCTGCCATTTTCTGAAAGTTATTAAGTCCTTCTACTTGTATGAATCCATTTAAAAATCCTTCTTGCTTACAACCTGAGAACAACTTATTCCATACAATAAAGTTTCTATATTCTAAATTAGTTTCCTCACTTATTCTTCTATCTAACTCTGCCATGATTCTAAAATCATTATGAAAGAACCAGAACGAACCACTATCTTTCAAGACTCTATCAATCTCTATGAATACTTCTTGCATCCAATCATAATAAGATACACCTGTGTATTCCTTTGGTTGATAACCTTTCTTTGTCACACCAAAATTATCCCAATCATCTTTAGCGATGTTGTATGGTGGGTCTATGAGAACAAGGTCAACAGACTTGTCCTCAAGTTCTCTCATCTTAACAAGACTATCTCCATGATGTATGATGTTCATAAGCTCCTTTGATAGTTGTTTGAAATACATCTTTTACATGACTATTTGATTGAAGTAAGTTACCACTCCTAGTAAGAGGTAAAATATTACCACCTCTAGTCTGATATTTGTCACTTCTAATTGGGTCAACATGACCGAATTGCACTTGCCTTAAGTCTCCCTTATCATCTGATATATCTTGAATTCTATACCATTCTGGTTCAATTGTCCACCCATTAACAGCATCGCATAAGTATCCATCTTTACCAATTATACGAATACCCTGTTCTTTAAATTCTTCTATAATTTCTTTTGACCTTTCGATAAGTTTCTCTTCAATATCCTTTGGAAGTGTATGTTCAATACCCTTTTGTAGCATAAGAATAGCAGAGAAATCAAAATAAGCAGTAGCAATTAAATATGGTGTTGATGCAAATTCTAATGGTACACCCGCTTTCATTTTAACTTTATTTAATTTCCACCTATACTTTGCATTTAACTTAGTGTATTGGTCTTTTGTTATTTGTATAGGGAAAGTTCTTTGAGTTCTATTCTTAAAGAATATATCATCGTTGCCTGGTGCTTGAGAGCAATCTCTCACTTTGTTTCTGAATAATTCACTAAAAAAATTATCATATTGGTGCATACACTTTCCTTTATGTCCTTTTGGTAAACAACATTTTGGTTTTGAATTCTCAAACATAGTTTTAAAGAACTCAACATCTTGGTCAGTTCCAATCTCTTTAATTTTTTCTAAAGCTTGTTCAAATGTTTTTTTAAGAACTCCTCCTTTGAGAGTTTTCATACAAACTAAATCGTTATATTTACTTGTTTTTTCAAATTCTTGTGCCTCTGTTATAGCACTTTTATTTTCATCTGTTATCAATGAACACATAATAATGTAAGGGTTGTTATGTATTCATTATAGCATGAAACAACTTTATGTGCAGAGGGTTGTGACAGTTTAATAATTGTCTAATCCACCTCTGTATCATTGTTAATCAAATTTAAATTAAACGAAACTGAGATTCTATCTTCATCTGATTTATTTTCTAATACTTTATGTTCTAAATGTGCTGGAAATAACATCAAACCTCCCTCAACAGCTTCATAAGCATAGTCAAAATGATAGGCATGATTATCTCTAAATTCTTTTGAATAACACATCATTTCATTATAACACATATAATTATACGGAGATACAAATAATAATTTACCAGAATTTTTTGGTATTTTTATCCATAAAACTCCTGCAATATCACAATTAGGATGACAATGTTTTACATTTAAAGAATTTGGTGGATTTATATTAACCCAAGTGTGACATTTGACATCAACACCATTTTTAAATGATGGTATATTTGATATAACATCAATAAGAAAGTCTTGAAGAACATCCCCTCCTTTGACTTTAAATGCAAGAGATTGAAAACCTCCACGATTAGATGCTGTTCTACCTCTTTCTGAATTATCTCTTAAATTGTATGCGTAATCAATAAGAGCTTGTTTTTTTGTATCAAAATCATTAACTTTGAGACAATGAATTGGTGTGGGGAATAAATTATGTACATTATAATCAACATTTATTATTTCTCTCATAATTCAACCTCAGTATCTTTATGAACATCAACAAATAAAAATTCGATTGGTTCAGATGTATTATTATATGCTTCATGTTTATGATTACAGACATCACATACTTGTGATACTCCCTCCTCCCACTTTATTATTTCTTGTTTCAATTCAGTCCATTGCATATAACATTCTCCCTTTGGAACGTATAAAGGTATTTGTATTCTTTTGTATGGATGTCTCAATATTTTAGGGTCTTTATGTGGACTTAATTTAGTTCCCGCATAGAATATAACATAGTTAGAAAAAAGTATTTCATCATTCTCGTATATTTTTTTTACTGTCTCATTCATGAATTTACTTCTAATTATTGTAGTCTTCTTTACAGATTTGACCCAATAATAATCTATATCAATATTAGAATATCCATCTATCGTTGGGGCTTTTTTAAGTGGAAACTTAGTTTGTTTACCCCACTCATATAAATCTCGTAAGTCCTTCTTAGTTATCATAGTAATTAATAAATGGATTGATAGGGTAAGTATTATAAAATTTGATAATCATTCCATCAACACTATACTTTATTTTAACATGAAAATGAAATTTATCAACAGAGTATTCATTGAATAAACTATCACATTCAAAATTATCTATACCATAATTTTCATTCAGTATTTTTCTGATGGTCAAGTAATTATCTTTTGATTGTATTGGCATAATCTCGATGTTGATTGATTCATCTATAAATGAACCATCTTGATTAAAATCCCCTGCCAAAAATATATCATTATACAATCCTTTGAATAATTTAATAGTATCAAGAGTTTGTTTGAAATAATCTGATTTGAATTTCTTAAATGTATTCAGATAAAAACCACACTTGAACTCAGATGTAAAAGGAACTTTGCGTGTAAAATATACAACGGGAAAGTCAACGGGTATATTAAAGTATTCAAGAACACTTTTTCTAACGAACTTATCAATACCTTTCTTCAAGCAAGACACATGAATGTAATCGTGTGGTGATGTTTCATTTTTCGGGGTGATATTAATTTCATAATCATACAAATCTATATCATATTCATCTAACTTATCAACACAAGTATGATATTGATAAGAACCACCCTGAGTCAGTTCTCTCTCATACATTCTATATCTAATCATTTTGCAAACTTTTCCTGATGACTTTGACCTTTGCCAACTCTCTTATCTGAACCATAATAAAACCAGAATGTTCCTGAGTATCTCACACCAGAAGTTATTTCCTTTACTTTGTGATAAAACATCCAGTTTGACGGGAATAATAATATATCTCCCGTTGATGGTCTAAAGGTATTATTAGTTGACGCAAAATGTAAATCACCACCTTTATAATCTTTTTCATCATTAAAATAAACATTGCAGGTGAGAACATTTTTTCTTCTCATAAACCAATGTGGGAATATCTCACCAATGATGTCATCATAATGATACTTAAACTCAGATTTTTGGTGATACTTTCTCACCACCATTTCTGATACATGAAATTTATCTTCACCATGATAAGACCAATTAAATGCTCTTACCCTATCTGCATATAGTTTTAATCCTTCGGTAAAAACTTTTTGTTTCACCCTCTCGACAGCATCTATGTCTGGGTCAAAGAAACTATCTGCTTCATCATTAAGTAAACCTTTTGTATATGGTGCAGACTTATCTAAATCTTTATTATCTAAACAAGATATTATCTCTTTACAATCATCAGGGTCAATAAAAGATTTTACTAGAATAATATGGTCTGATAAATCTAGAACAAATTTATCTTCACCAATCTCGTTTTCAATAGGGTCTATATTTCTAGAAATTTTTAAAGACATCACACTCCATTAAGAATCATTTTTCGATCTAAATCAACGATTAATATTATTCTATCACAGTCAGTGTTATTCCAACCACCGTGTTCATAGAAATCATTGAAGGCAAATACTTTTCCATTCTCCCATTTTTTTTCTTCACCTTTCACCGTAAATGCTATGTCACCATCAGGAACATCAATACCATAATGTATTCTAACTAATTCTCGATTACCTTTATGTATGGGTATAATTCTATTTGATGGAAATCTAGCAATCGAAACTGTAATCACCTCCTTACAGACACGAAATAAAGATAATGTATTTGAGAAATACTTTCGACCAA